CCGCTCCACCGAGCCGATTTCATTCTCGTTGATCGGCTTACGACTCCCGTACTCCGCCACCTTGGTGAAACCAGGCAGATCGCGGATCGCCGGCTCCATGTCGGTGCTGCAAAACACGAGATAACCCGCCTCCACCGGCGCAGTTCCGAAGTTCGGAGACGGCGACAGGATAGACGTGATCTGATCGGCATGATTCGCCAATAGATTCTTGGCCACCTTGCGCAGCAGGTTGAGCGAGAGCGACTGCGATACCGTCGCGCGAGTCGTACCGCCGGCAAAAAACGCGTTTGTCATACCGCGCAGCGTGCCGTAGCAGTCCATTTCCAACACCAGTCCCATGCGCTGGCCGGTCTGCTTCTTCATCTCCATCGCCATGTCGTCTTCGTACATATCAACCACCTGATCGGTGACCGAATACATGACGATGTACTGCTTTAGGATCGCGGTAACGTCCACCGGCGCCAGGGTGTCGCCGGACGGCGTTACCCCTTCCGCCGCGAGATGCGCGGCCGTAAAGCCTTGCATGTTGCTTGCCGTGATCCACTTGTTATCGACACCGCCATACGGCAGGAAACGGCGATAGACAACGGTATTGCCCGTATTCTTCGGGATCTTACGTTGTAGACCAGTGATGCCCAGCACTTCTTTGGGAATTGCATGGCCGAGAATCTCGCCCTTGAATTTCCCAATGCGCTGGGCCGCCGTGGTCATTGTTTGCGTACCCATAAATTAACTCCTCGTTTAACGCTTCCCTCGGACGGAGTGAAACCCCGCCTCAAAGGCATCGTCTTCTGTTTGGGAAACTGGCTTCTCGCCACTAGCCGACTTCGGCGTAATCGCGGATTCCAGTCGTTTTTGGTTTGTCTCGCCGCGCTGTTCTTTGGCGAGCTTCGTGTCTTTCCAGGTCTTGAAGTCCGTGACGGCCTTGATAACGACGGCTGCCTTTGGGCTCCCGACCACTGTTTCGCGCTCTTTGGTAGGCAATGTCTGCAACCACAGCGCGAAGTCCGGGCTGGCGACTTGTTCGCCCCAGTCCTCATGTTTCATGGCCACAAGCTCGATCTGGAATGACTCCATAACCTCACTCATCTTTTCGGCGACACGTTGGTTCACAACGCCGTCGATGTCGGGTGATTTGAAGTTTTCCAGAGCGGCCTTCATGGCCTCATTCATATCCTCGGTCAGCAGGGCCGCGAGCTCCGGATATTCTTCGGTAATACGCTTAAACGTCTTTACCTGTTCCTCGATCGCCGGCTTGCCCTGTTGCTTCGCCTTTTCCTGGAGATCGCCAAGCGTGCCGAATATCTTGTCGATCTTTTTGCTGATGCTGTCGATTTGGCCGGCCTTCGCCAGTTGTTCACGCAGTTGCGTAGGTGTTAAACCAATGCCAGGTAGTGCTTCCTCTGCCGGCGTTGCCGTCGGTTCGGGTTTGGCCTCCGTGACTGGCTTAACAGGCTCCGTAGATGCCGCTGGTTCGGAACTGACGGCCGGTTTGGTCGCTGGTTCTTCACCGCGCACATTTAAAACTGCGGCCTCAAAGGCAGCTTCGCCTTCGGCTTCGGTGCCCTGGGCTTCTTCGTTTGCCGCAGGTTCAGTTACGACTTCGTCTGGCTTTGTTGACATATGCGCTCCAAAAAAAACCGCCAAATGGCGGTTGATTGACTACGTTATAGGCGACACCTAATATTCCGTAACGTCGCCCACCACTTTCAGTGGGGCCGGTTTCGGTCCCAGGTCTTCTAAAATATATTTCGCCTCGGCAATCCGGCCGCGCAGTTTCGCGGTCTCGACTTCGCTCAATCCGCCATCATTACGCTTGCGGTGAAAAGCGATCCGCTCCTCTAAATGCGCGCTTAGGCGCCGCCATAGCGGGGTGTGAATGTCCTCTGGGAGGAGCTTAAATTGTTCGCTCATTTCCGGCCCATCTCTATAAGCGCCTGCTTAACAGCAAGCGGTAATGGTTTTCTTCGTATCGCCATGCCCTCTACCATTCCTGCGGGTGACACCTTCTCGATGAGCGGGTCGAATCCGAGCTCATCTAATTGCCATAGCTCGCTTCGCGGCAAGGCGAATCTTTGTAACGGTTCGCTCATGCGTCCTCCCATACAATGAGAGGCTCATCATCTGCCGCGATCTTCTTTAAAAGCTCTTCCTTCATTTTTGCCTGGGCCTCTGCTTCTGTGTCGGCTTCACATTGAAAGAATGTGTCGCTGAATAGGCCTTTGTACATTGTCATTTTTGAAAACTCTCCCCAGCAGGCGCCTTACCAGGCGGCTCAACAACCGGTTTCGGTGCCGGCGGCGTCTTGTGCTTGTGCAGGTCAACGGTGTGATCCGCCAAGGCAAGCTCTTTGGTTGTTTTTAGTTTCATCGCGGTCTGCGCGAGCTGCGACTTCACCTTGTCAAGCGAGATATTGCGATCGTTCGCATACTTAAGCATTGCGAGATCTCGCTCGATATTTAATCTGTCCAGGTCCCGGTTAGCCTCGACCTGGGCTTTCTGCGCAGTCGCCCTATCTCGACCCGCGGCAATCTCCTTATCCGTGGCCGCGTTGATCTGCGCGGCCAGGATCCGTGGATCTTGCGGCTGATTGTTCTTGGCGTTCTCTTGAATCTGCCGCTTCTCTTCATCGCTATACTGAATCCGCGCGGGATCGAAGCGCCGGCTTTTCAGGTATTCGGTGCCCCACTTTTCCGGGTTCCAACCGAAGGCGGGTTGCAGCGCGATATTGCCCATTGCGCCCAGCTCTTTGTTCTGGATATCGCGCTCGACCAAGGTGGACGAGCCTATGGCCTTAATCTGAAAGTCGCCCTTCTCAGCCGGATCGTCACTGTATTGCATGTGCCAATCGTAGTAGCGCCGGATATGCGGCTCGGTGAGCAGGTCATCGAACAGTCGCGCGATACGGCGTAGCACGGTCGATGCGTTCCTATCCAACAACTCCACTATTCCTAAAACATCCGGGGCCTTGCCTTGTTGCCCCTGCATCAACATCGGGAACCCAGTCACGTCTTCGGCCATCTTGAGCGCGAACTGGATAATCGACATCAATTCCGCCTCGACCATCGGGATTTTGAACGTAACGAAATAATCCTTAACCGGACCCTCGGCATCGGCTGGTACGGTGAATATCTTGAGCGGGGTTACCCCCATCACGCCGTCCGCCGGCTCGACGTTTGCCTTCATGACAATAAGCGGACCGGACCCCAACCCCGCATTGTTCATCATCGCGCGGCAACCGGCATTGACCATGCGTTGTGGAATCTGCACCTGGCGCGACACGCCGACACCTGCCCAATGACCGGCGCGGCGCTTGTAGATCATGACATCGTAGGGAAACTCGCCGGTATCAAGCGGATTCAGCGCGACCTTGATTACTCGGTCATTCACCATGGTTACCAGGGCAAATGCCATGTCTTTTTCGCCGCAAGGACAGCCGGCGGCGTTCAGGTCTTCGGCGTCCACCATGCCGTGGTAATACCAAATCTCGAACTGATCCTTGTCCGAGACCGGCTTGCCTTGCGCGTCTTTCCGCGTTTCCATGCTGGCCAGTTTCGGGCCTTCTGCGATGCAGAGGTCTATCTGTTCATTTAGATAGTCGGGCACATCCTTCAGATCACGCAACAGCTTGGTGGTGATATTGTCGCGCTCGAACGTGTAGTTCCCGTTATGAATGTTCTCGCCGCAGCTCGGGTCCGGGAACAGGTTGCGCGGGTCGATATGCTTGGAGGCCGGAACAATGGACTGCTTCATTATCAACCGGGTTGTTCCATCCGGCTGGTTCTGCCAGCTACGCGACTGCTTCTTGATCGGGAACGGTCCTTTTAGGACGCCTGTACCGATCCGCGCAACATCATCAATAACCTTGCGAACTTCGCTAGGGAACCGGCACTCTGTTTGCCAGTCTTGGATTCGCGTCTGCGCTTTCTCAGCGCGCGCGGCCGCTTCTTTCAGAACAGCATCGGCCGCGTCACCCTTGGCTTGAACGGTTCCATCCGGCATGGTAACCGGCGCCGCCGCATCGGGCGCGCCGACAGCCTTTTCCATGTCCGGCATCGGTGTCGGCTCGATGCGCCATGGCCAGTCATCGGTGGGCAGTAGGACGTCACCGATCCGCGCCGCGACCGCATCGACATAGGGCCCGGTAATATTGAGGAATACATTGCTGCGCGGCGCCGTAGCCTCCGTGGCGCCAAGCCCGCTGCGCTCAATAGACGCCTTGGTTCTGACCACATCCTGCCCGCGGTTAGCATCGTCGATGCCTTCGTAGTACTCCTCGTCCTCGATCCAGTCCGCCTC